ACATTACCACCAACTGTTAAATTTGTAATACTTGGACTTGCGTCTAGGGCAATAGCAATATTATTATCACTTACAGTTGTTGTAATATTACTACCACCTTCAAAGTTTAGCGTATCTGTCGCCAAAGAAACAGTATCGTTTGATCCACTATCCGCACCAACAGTAAGTGCCGTAGTAATACTGGCAGTTGAAAGAGATGTTACAAGTCCTTTTGCGTTGGCAGTTATAACTGGTATAGCAGTTGAACTACCTGTGGCACTTGTATCTGAATTTACAGTTGCAAGTGTAACCGCACCACTTGATGATACAGTAGCGTCCCCACTAAACATACCATGAGTTATAACAGTACCAGTTGCATTTGGTAAAGTGATTGTTCTATCTGCTGTTGGATCTGTTACTGCCAGAGTTGTTTCAAAAGAGTCCGCAGTAGAACCCTCAAAAATAATTTCATTAATATTTGGACTTGTTAAAGTTTTATTTGTAAGTGTTTCTGTTCCTGTCAATGAAACAAAACTATCACTTTGTAAAGCAGTATTAAATTCTGCCAAAGAACCTGTAAGTGTATTATTACCTAAGTCAATAGATTTATTTGTTAATGTATCAGTTGTTGCCTTACCAACAAGTGTATCACTAGCACTTGACGGGAGCGTTAGTGTAATATCACTTGACGGATTGCCTGGTGTTAAGGTTGTTTCAAAACTATCGTCAGTAGAACCTTCGAAGACTAGAGAGCCTGTAATGGTACCAGATAATGCGATTGTGTCAGTTGCGGCATTACCAAGTGTGATTGTACTACCTTGTGTTGATGATGTACCAACAACTGTTAAGTTACCTTCTACTTGTACATTTGCACCTGACATTGTAAGAGCGGCAGTAGAACTTGAACTTGATTTAATAACAAGTTGTCCACTTGAATTACTAAATCGACCAAACTCTGTGCCATCATCTTTTAAAATTATATCTTGTTCACCTGCGTCTAGTATAATGTCAGTTGCCGCGTCTAATGTAATACTACTATTACTATCAATCTCAGCAATTACAGGTGTTGTTAAAGTTTTATTTGTAAGTGTATCAGTTGTATCTTGCCCTACTAAAGTTGTAGTAGCGTTTGGTAATGATACCGTTCTATCTGCTGTTGGGTCTACTGTGGTTAAAGTTGTTTCAAAACTATCCGCACTTGATCCTTCAAATACTAAAGCATTCTGTACTTCTATTGTAGAACTATCAACCGTAGTAGTAGAACCTTGTACAGTAAGATTACCTGCTACTGTAACATTACCTGCGGCAGTTACATTTGCACCAGTAAATGTTAAGGCGGTTGTTGAACCTGATTTAACAATCAGATTACCAGATGAATTTGTTAGACTACCATATTGTGTACCGTCATCTTTTAAAACTACATCACCGCCACCTGCGTCTAATGTAATATCTTGTACAGCGTCTAACTCAATACCACCTGTGCCAACTATCTCAGCGATAACTGGTGATGTAAGTTGTTTGTTTGTTAATGTTTCACTACCTGTTAATGATACAAAACTTTCTGATTGTAATGCACTATTAAATTCTGCAAGTGAACCAGTAAGTGTGTTATTACCTAAATCAATTGATTTGTTTGTTAATGTATCAGTTGTTGCTTTACCAACTAATGTGTCTGTAGCATTTGGTAATGTGATAGTACGGTCAGCGTCTGGGTCTGCTACAGCAAGAGTTGTTTCAAAACTATCGTCAGTTGCACCCTCAAAAATTAAACTTGTTATACTTGGACTTGCGTCTAAATTTACAGTAATTGTATTATCAGTAACTGCCGTATTGATGTTTGTGCCACCAGTAAATGTAAGTGTATCACTGGCAAGAGCAACACTATCATTTGAACCACTGTCTGCCCCTACTGTTAAAGATGTAGTAATACTTGATGTTGATACGGCAGTAATTAAACCTTTAGCGTTAGTTGTAATAACTGGTATCGCTGTCGCACTACCAAAAGAACCTGTATTAGAATTAACTGTGGCAAGTGTTAATGCACCTGATGTTGCCATCGTAGCATCGCCAGATACCATTGCCGTTACTGGTAATGTACCAGCAGTTGTAGGTAATGAGATTGTTATATCTGAACTAGGATTACCAGGTGTTAATGTTGTTTCAAAACTATCTGCTGTACTACCTTCAAAAGTTAAACTACCTGTAATTGTACCACCAAAAGCGATAGTGTCTGTAGCGGCGTCTCCTAATGTTAAAGTACCACCATTAAATGTTGTTGTGCCTGTTACTGTAAGATTACCACCTACATCAAAATTACCTGCGGCAGTTATATTTGCCCCACTAAATGTTAATGCTGTTGTTTCACTTGAACTTGATTTAATTACTAACTCACCTGAACTGTTTGAAAACATACCAAAAAGATTACCACCATCTTTTAATTGTATATCGCCACTGTCAGCGTCTAGTGTAACATTACCACTAGCGTCTAGTGAAATATTAGTACCATCAATGTGATTGATTTGAGGTGTTAGTAATATTTTATTTGTAAGTGTTTCTGAACCCGTGAGTGAAACAAAACTATCATCTTGTAATGCGGTGTTAAATTCTGCTAATGTACCTGATAAGGTATTACTATCTAAATCTATTGACTTGTTTGAAAATGTAATTGTGCCAGAGGCGTCTTGTGTATCAATATATGCCTTAAGACTTTCACCAGAATGTATTGATATAGATGAAGCACCTGCAAGTGTATCACTATCTATTACTGCCGTGCCAACAAAGTTACCACCTGCAGCCTGTATTTGTAAAATAGAACCCGCTGGTGTGGCATTGATTGTAACATCATTAAGACTACCTAGTTGAGTAACATTGACAACTGAACCACCTGCCGCAGGGACTTCAACTGAAACCTGTTGTGGACCAGCAGAATTAGTCGAAGTAATCTTCGCTTTTTTCTTGTTTGAATTTGATACTCTACCCTTTAATGCCATACAACCCCTAGTATAACACTATTTATATAGATTTATCTGGTAGCGTTTGGACTTACTGTAACAATTCCTTGAATTACACGGGTAACTGAACTATCTGAGGTTTTTGTTAATTCAACATCATACACATATCTACCTTCTTCTAATGCGGCAGTTTGTGTAGGTGTAAGTGAGATAGTAATTTCACCTGTTGTTCTATCGTCTGCAAAGGCAACAGTAAAAGTGGCACTAGCACTTGATGAACTATAAGACTTTCTTATTTGAGACGCACCAGTATGACCAGTTGTATCAAATAGGGAATCGTCATCATTAAATACCGTAATGGTACTTGTAAATGTTGCCCCTTGGTCTATGAGTAAATTTGCTATTGCAGCCATAAAGACTATTTATCGTCTTTTGGTTCTTCTTTCGCTGTATCTACTGTTATTTCTTTTGGTATAGTTTGTTCGTAATATTTCAACAATACATCTATCTTTTCTATTTCTAGTTGATGTTTTAGTTTAGATTGTTGTAATATCTGATATTGTTCTGCATGTAATTTACCTTTTGGCGACAATGCGTCCATATCTATCGTATCAACTTTTTTTTCTTCAGCCATTATCTTGCTCCTCTAATTTTTTTTCTCTTGCTTTAATCATCTTATCATCTACCACATCAGATGGTGATCCTTGTTTTGTTGGGTCAAACTCGACATCATCATTAGGCACGCCAAACAATTTATTTAAATCTAGTATGCCAGGACCTACATAACAATTATCTCTTATTAACCATCTTACAGATAATCTAGCAATATTTGGTTTTGTAAATGCTTGACCTCTATGCATGTCAGTACACGGAAAACAAACTACTCTACCATGTTTAAATGGCACAGTTACATTTTGTGTCTCATTTATAAAATGACCACCAATATCTTCACCATGTGTATCTTCATCTGCCAACATTAGTATATATGACCAATCATCTGGGTGCACACTATCTGTATGGTCTGTGCCTTCCATGCCCATAAATTGTATGTTAGTAGAAATCAATCGCAATACAGGTAGTTGTTTCATTCGCATAGCGATTTGATATACTGGGTCTATCAACTGATTTGCTAATTCGTAGTTTGCTTGGTCGTAATGTATAACACTTAAATTGTGTCTCTCAAATAATGTACTGCCCATTATTTTATGATTGCCTTTATGACCATAAGGCCATGTATGGCGACCTGCAATATTATTTGATTTGCAATTTGATTCGATTACTTTTTGTGATAGTTGCCTTAAATATAGGTCATCAAATATATCGTCAAAATATTTCATTATAATCCTTTCAAGTGTGTTCTATTGAACACTAATACTTATACTACTTAATAAAAGTAACTGTCTGTGAGTTCACTTGGAAAGCAGGTGATCTTGCACTTCCGTTTTGTGAAGTACCATACTGTAACTGTATTGATGGTGAGTTAGAGTTGGTAGTGTAATAACCAAAGAAAGTATTTGTAGTATTTGAAGCCGCAGAAGTTTGACCAGTATAAGTTGTTGGTAAACCTCCACCCCCTAACCCGTAAGGGCCAGTTGCACTTGATGATGTTCTACTTAATTGTGTAAGTGATATGTTAGAAGAAGTATAAGAGTAGTTGTATGAACCAATATGGTTACCTGCTCTTAATTGTCCAAATGTCCATGAAAAGTTAAACAACCCAGTACCAGTTGGTATAGGTGAAACAGAAGCAGTTGATGAACTTGATTGTCCGTGACCACCTGTATTCAATGTAACATTACTTGGTGAAACAGTTGCAACAGTTAGTCCGCCAGCAGTACCAAATTCTAATGCCGTAGCACCTGAATTAACTTTAATTGCCTGCCCAGCAGTACCTAAAGATGTAAGTCCAGTACCACCTTTTGATACAGGTAATGTGCCTAGTCTTGCCTCAGGTAAGATACCTGATCCAATATTTGCCGCGTTTGTTGTATCAGTTGTTGCACTTGCAGCCAAACCTGTTAGTTTGGAATCGTCAATAGCCGCAGATGCATTAACATCAGCGTTTACAATTGTTCCGTCAGTAATTTGACTTGACTTAATTCTAGTAACCATCTTTTACTCTCCTATAATAGTATTTATACAAAAAATACTTTCAAATTAAATTTTAATATCTTATTACTACCCTATCGCCACTTCCCGGAGCAGCGTCTAGTGTAATAGTTGTCCCCGAATATGTAAAGTCCTCTGTAGGTTCCTGATCCACACCATTGATTGTTACAAAGAACTGATTAACATTATAACCACTACCCACAGTAATAGTTGTGGTTGATCCATCTCCATCTAATACAGCCTTATTCGCATATGAATTAATTTTAAATGTTTCGTTAGGTAATGAGATTGTTCTATCCGCAGTTGGATTTACTACTGTTAATGTAGTTTCAAAACTGTTTGCACTACTACCTTCGAATACGATTGAACTATCTGTTAATGATAAACCTGAAACAAGTGGTGATGTTAAAGTTTTATTTGTTAATGTATCAGTAGTTGCACGACCAACAAGTGTATCAGTTGCCGCAGGTAAAGTTACAGTAACATTACCAGCATATGCACTATGTGCCGCACTTTGTAATGCTGTGTAGTGTGCGTTAGAACTTTCACAATATAATCTTATAGCAGATTGAGAACCACTGTTCTTAATCTCTATTAAACCTGTTGTAAATATAATATCAGAATCCCCAACTAATTTAAATTCTATGGTATCGTCTGATTCGGCCTTAATACTTGTATCACCATCTTCGTCTAATACTAATTCACTACCATTTAAATCAAAAGATTTTAATTGTAACGCAACCGTACCACTATCGTTTGGAAAAGTTATTGTTCTATCTGCTGTTGGGTCTGTTACTGCCAAAGTTGTTTCAAAACTATCGTCTGTCGCCCCTTCGAATACAATTGAACCAGTTGTTGTAATTGAACCAGAAAATGATCCACTAAATGAACCACCATTAATTGTAGGTGATGTTAAAGTTTTATTTGTTAATGTTTCAGTAGCAGTGATTAAAGATACAGTACCAGTTGCATTTGGTAAAGTAATTGTTCTATCTGCTGTAGGGTCTGTAACAGCGATTGTAGTTTCAAAACTATCTGCCGTACTACCTTCAAAAATAATTGTTGGTGATGTGATAGTTTGGTCAGTAAATAAGTTTGCCGCAGTTAAGGCTCTTAACTGTCCACTACTTGTATCAACCATAATGAACTCGTCATTACTTGCCGGGCCTGCACCTAAATTACTTTGTGCTGTAATTGTTGCCGCAGAAAATCCAGCAACCTCTGCCTCTAACTCGTTCATCGCCGCAACCAAGTTACTCGCACTAATCGAAGAACTTAATTGTGAGATATCACCAAAGTCTGTCGCTGATAAAGTGTTAAAGGTAGTCCTTAACTGTTCTATCGTTGCGTCTGCTGCTACTTGTCTTGCTGCCATTTACTTACCATTCCTTTTAAAATTTCTTTTATTTCAAACATTTCTGCTTTCAAATTATTTATATCTCTCACGGCATTTCTCAAATCGTTTTGACTTGCTCTTGCCTCTTTTATTCTTTGTACATGTACAGCGTAGGCACTTCTATCAGTATTGATAATTGCACCAGATCGTGTGTCTCTTACAATTGATCTATGACCTTCTACTTTTAATATACTCATTATACTGCCAATGCAATCCCTCTCATATCTGTTATTCTTGGTGGATATGCAGGGTTCGTACCTTTCATTACAATCTTAATTTTAAAAGATGTAAATTCATTTATACCATTTTCATTAAACTCATAATCAAAGAAATCTGATTTGAAATTATCTGAATAAGGTGATTGACTTCTACCTTCAGCAGATATTGCCACATTTGCTTGTGTCATTTGTACATAAGGTATATCTTTCATTTCTCTATCATCATCAATACCTTTTACTTTTCTAAACACTTCGATTGAAGATGTTGGGAAAACACTTGCCGCAATTCTTAAATCTAATGCCGTAGATGGATTGTCTAAACTTATTTCTCTAGTTACATATTTTGCACCTGCACTACCACCAGTTGGATCTGTTTCTGCAACGAATCCAGTTGTGTTACCAGATGTTGGACTATCTAGTCTGTTATGTATTGCATATAAACTTGTTCTACTTAAATCTATAACAGGACTTACATTTGCATTTGTTGATGACAATGTAATATTATAGAATAATGATTTAACGCTTGACAAGTGAGTTGTTTCGTTTATAGTTGACAATACTGCCTTCGCACTTGTAAAGTAGAAGTTATCATTTGGTACGATACTTGTAAATGAACTGTCCGTAGTATATGCTGTTTCACTACCATGCACTGATTGAGTAGATGTAGTTTTGATACTATGAACTGAGGTAGTATCTGGGAAGTTTAACATACCAATTTTAGGCATTACACTTTCAAAGGCACGATCTTGCGTTGCCACTACTGCGGTACCACCTACACTACCAGTTGATGTTGCAGGATCACCACTTAATGTAATAGTGTATGAATCCTCAGTAACATTACCAATATCATGTGTGCCATTAATTACACTACCTTGAATACCGTTAAAGTCAGTTGTTGCACCAAGACCAGAGATTGTAACTTTACTTGGACTACTATCATTCATACCATGATGTTTATGATTAATCTTAATGATGTTAGGATTACCACCAAACGCTGTGCCACTACCTGCGGTAGCATTTGTTTCGATTGGATTATTTTCTAATGTCTTACTTGCCAATGCGTCATTTGTCATTTCAAAAGTACCTGTAGTACCAGTTGTAAAGTCTGCTTTGTGTAAAGTCATTTTCAAATCTTCCATTTGATCATCTGTCCATAGTGTTGCATTTTGTGATCTGAATAGTGAACCAAATAAAGGTTGTGTAGTAACTCGTCTAGTGCCACCAACATCAGTATCACCTAATCTACTTACCCATGCTTTATATTTTTGACTATCTGGTTTTAGAACAATCGCATATTCTTTACCACCTTGTAGATACACAGGTGATGGGAATGTTACAGTAGTTGCTGTTGCAGCCGTTGATGATGTATTTACATCTGCTGCCGCAACTGTAACCTCAGAGAATGGTAAAATTCTTTGACCAGGTCTACTTTCAATTGTTTCAACTAGATATACTTTGATTGGTATTGTACTATCTTTTTCTTCGAAGAATAAATCTACTTTGGTTAAGAATATACCCTCTATGTTTTCTACTTTGAACGATTGTGCTAATGGGTCTGGATTATTTGGTGGTCCTTGTTCAATATTAATACCAGCATTTATTCTATCTACTGTTCTTCTTACTTCGTTTTCTGTTACAGTGGTAGAACGAATAATTGGCACTCTAGTGGATTCAATTGTTTCTTGTTTTGTCATTTGTAAACCACGAGCAGTAAATTTACCATCAGCAAAAGTATCAACATCATCATCTATCTTACTGTTGGTAGATGAACTTGTTAATCTGAATATTCTATCACCTGTTCTAAATCTGTTAGCGTCAGTATTTGGTAATGCAAAAGTACCTGATATAGTACCAACACTATTTGTAATTAGATTACCACCTGCAACCCCACCATCTGGCGTTACAAAAGTTGATATATTTACATTATCAAAGAATGGGAAAACCTTAGTATTAGGTTTCATTCTTGTTGCCGTAAATGAAATTGTTTGAGAACGAATAAATGGTATGAAAGATATGTCAACTATCTTATCACCAAATGATTGTCTTTGTATATTTGAACCTGCAATCTCTCTAGTAATACCTGTTCTTGTTCTACTTGTAACTGTGCCACTTACACTTGCACTAGCAGTTATGTTACCTTGGTTTGTTGAACTACCTTGCGACCATTGACCTGACCAGTTAGTCTGCCAGTTATTCCAAACTGTACCTAAACTATTTGTGCCACCTGCAAGAGCAGTCATTGTGTCAAATAAATTATTATCGTTTACAATTAAGTCTGGTCTTCTTTCTGTTTCGTACCACTCATCTAAATCTGGTGTTAATGCGATATCACCTTGATATTGGAATACCAAGAATGGATTACAGTTTACACTTTTAGTTGCATATGGGTTTTTGATAAACTCACTTGATGTATATGGTAATGTAATTAAATCACCAGTTTTTTGATAACCTAAAGTTGTTCTCTCAGCGTCAGTATCATTTGCCGCTTTCTCAATTAACTTAACTTGATCTGTGTGGTGTTCTGGTCTTAATTCACCTTCGCTCATATCTACTGAACATCTATACTCCGCAGAAAGAACATCACCAATATTATGACCTTTGAAACTATCTACAATGATACCATTCTTAAATCTATCAAGTCCAGTTGCCGCGTCTTGTATCTGTGTATTGATTGCCTGTTGTTCTAACAAACTTAATTGTGTGTAGTATTCTATGTTTTTAATTCTTTGTTCTAACTTACCAATGTCTCTCATTGTGTAGCGTCTATTATCTACTGTGGTAATTTTTACATCACTCGTATTGAAAGTAAATGCTGGCAAGTTTAAGTAGTATAATGCCATAGCGTCATCAAATGGTTCTGGTCTTTGTGGGTCTATTGCAGGTGTACCTTTTGCCTGTTTGAATAAACCATCTTTCGTAATGAAGATACCATCTATTCTACTTAAATGAAACTCAAAGTCTAATGTTGCGTCTGAACCAGGTTTAGGCATATCAACTGCTGATGAACCACCACCTGTATAATTTTTTGCACCAATACTATCTACTGCACCAAACCCTACAACGCCACTATCATTAGCAACCATTGGTCTAAAGTCTAATGCGTCTCTTAATTCTATTTTACCTTTTGTTGGACTATCGAAAGATGGTATAGCGTCATAATCAACAACACCTGAATAACTATCAACTGAAAAATAATCACCACTACCATGTGTAAAGTGTGAGAATGTAATTAATAATCTACCAGTAGGTGTTTGTGCACCATCTTTTCTTACAATACGACCTATATCGTAGTAACTATCTCTTTGTCCATTATCTAATGTAAATCTGTCTGTGATATCAGTATGACTTGTTGTTGCTGCCGTACTGAAATCTGGTGCCATAAATACACTTGTTAATGCAAAGATATCACCCTTACCTAAACTAATTGTTTTTTCTTCACAATTTGCTTGAGTTGATATCGCTGTTGTTGCACCAGTTACTAATGCTTTTGATTTTTCGTTTGCAATACTTCTTGTTATAGTTGCAATCAACTTAACTTTTGCCGTAGCAAAGTTTGCACCAAGATCAACTTGTATTTGTCTACCAGATGGACTACCAGTTAGTGTGAACTTACTATCACCTTCATGGTTATTACCAGATAAAGAAATGATATCACCAACCGCACCATCACTAGACCCTGCGGTCATTATTGATAGTGTATAATCTGCTTCGCTGTGTGCGTTAAATGTTTCGTTTGCACCAGCACTAAATGTTGCCTGACCAGATGATGATAAAGTCTCAACGAATTGTCTTCTTACTTTATGACTTGTATCTGTGATACCTGCATTATCAGTTGTCTTCAATGTCTTAATAACATTTTCTGGTAATCTATAAACAAGTGAAGTAGTATCAATGTTTTGTAACTTTGTTCTTCTTCTTTGTGTACTCGCTGATGTTACTGTGCCAGAAATACTTTCTGTAATACTTGCCTCTGTGTTATTTACAATCGCACCAATAAATCTACTAAATTGTTGACCACTATCATTTTCTAAAACAATGTTATCACCAATTTTTAATTCAGTATTGAACTTTGTATTTTTACCAGTAATAGATGTTGAGTTACTTGCAATATCAATCGAACCAGATAATGTAATATTACTTTCATCACCTTCAGATTGTGAAGATGTTAAAACTGTATCTGCCGTAAATGTTGGCGACCCTGCCATACCCAAAGATTTAACTTGAGCAAATTCAAATTGTCTTTCTGTAGGTCTTTCTGGTGAAGCGGCAACAGTTGTGCCACTATTTGTTGAAGTACCACCAGTTACAGTTTCTGCGGCACTAAAGTTACCAGATACATTACTTAATACAACCGTTGTTAATACAGATTGTTCAAGTATGATATCATCGCCATCTGTTTCGTCAACAAGATTAAATCCGTCCTCTGTTACAATCTGATCTGGGTCAGTAGATGTTGTCGCTGTGATTGCCTCAACAATACCACTCGCACCACTTGTGCCACCTGTTACAGTTTCACCAGTAGAGAATGCTACTGAACTTGTTACACCTAAATGTGTAAACATGTCAATATTAAATAAACCTAGTTTGTAAATTGATGTAGTGTTTGTTGCTAATGACCCTGCGGTACCAGAAACATATTCAAAGAAACGAGGTTTCGCTCTACCAATTTGTTGTACATCAACATTTGTTGTAGTGTTTAGTGTGCCTCTTGTAACTGTCTTATCTTTGAAAAGTGATAATTCTTTGAACGCCTCTGTTTCACCTGATACAGTACCAATGTCTGGCGAACCATGTATGTTTGTTACATCAACATGATTACCTATATCTAATCTTGTAGTTGAGTTTTGTATTGTATCAAAGTCTCTTGCCTTTTCTATCGTTACAAATTTTTGTGAAGTTGTATCTACTTCAAAACCTTTTACATACGCTTTACCTGGTGATAACCCAATTGCTAATCTTGCTTCTGAAGCAGTTGATGTTAACCCATCATGTAAAGATGAACTGTCTGCTTCGAAGATACCACGATTACTACCTGATAGTTGATGTTCTCTAACATCTATGTCAAATGGTTGTATTACATAATCACCACTTTCGTCTGCTGTTCTTCTTGCTAAAGTTTCTTCAAGTATGTTGTAGTCTGTTCTTTTTACTATACTTTCTGTTTCACCATTCTTTACTCTTAATAATTCTACAAAGTCTGTATCGTCAGTTGCCGTAGTTTCTTTCTTTGTAAGTGATAAAGCAATTTTAAATCTATGTGCCCCTGGAGCATTTATGTTAGAACTACCAGTTGCATTGTCATTTAAACTTGTATCATCTTCTGGTGTAACAAAACTTTCTGTTACAGTAAAACCAACTCTAAAAGATGGCGTATTTGAATATGCGTCTAGTATTAAAGTTTCTTCACTATTAGAAACAAAGAAACCATTTATAAAATATACACCCGCTTGTACATTTACTGAACTTGCAAAACCTAAAGCATTAGAACTTGTAGGTAATGATGTGCCAGATGTACCAACAACTGCCGTAGCACTCGCACTACTAAAAGTAAAGTTTAATGTTTCACCTTCAGTAAATCTTTTTGTTGTATTATCTGTGCCAGACTTTTTGTATATTACATAAATGGTTGCAGCCGCAGTAGAACTTGCCTCTGAACTATTTACTACCTCTGCCTCTATACCTGATGTTGCACCAGTTACAGTAAGACCTACCATATTGGATGCGGTAGATGTAGAATGACTTGCTAGTTTTACATATTCGTATTTTGTGTTAAGTGTAACCTCACCAGGTATAACCATCGCACCTTCTTTGAATACATGTTCACCAAATCTTTCAACTTGATTTTGTAGTATAGTTTGAAGTTGGGTTAATTCTCTTGCCTGAACAGCGAAAGCAGGTCTGAATAATACTCTATGAAAATTTTTACTTTCAGAAAAGTCGTCATAGTAAGGTGAGACATTAAAGTTTGTTGCCATCTATCTCTCCTAAAACTCTACGATTAACTTTACATTCTCCGTTTGGTCTGATGCCCTGGTAATAGGTTTTCTATTTTCTATATAAAGAATATCACCAGTATCAGCAGTTAATTCAGGAGTTGTATCATGTGAACTTGGTGTACCTGTTGCACTTGAAGTAGCACCAGTAACAGTATTCGTACTAGAGAATGCTGTTAAGTTGCCATCACTATCTACACCTTGGTTAGTAAACTGAGGTTGTATGTATCTTAAAACTTTTGTTGTAGAATTGAAATCAACAACGAACCCTACCGCACCAGATGTAGCCTGTGTAATTTTTTCATCTGCTTGAAATGATCCTGGTGTGCCACTAAATGTCATTGACTTTGTTCCATCTAGTGTTGAAGCAGTTGCTGTTGATCCAGTTGTACTATCAGTTGGGTTTCTTAACAATACAATTCTTCTAAAATCGTTTGTAGTGTTAAAGTCTCCTGATCCATCTCCTTGTGTAAAGTCAACATTCATCATTACAAAGAAACCGCCTAACTCAGCAATTGCATCTGAACCGTGTCCGCCTGGTGGTGAGATTATGAAATCTATATCAGCACCTGATACATTACCTATATCACTTGCTTTGACACTTGCATAAGTGTAACCAGATCCTGCTGTAGTGATTGTAACACTTGATACAGCGTTTGAAGATACAACTACTGTACACTCACCACTTGAACCATCACCTCGTATA